CTAGCCTTCGCAATAGGGGCCGCTAAATCTAGCGGTCCCCACCGGGGGTATCCTCCGCTGCGGGGTGGGGCTTCATTCCCCGTCCATCCAAATATTTTTCCTCTATTTTCCTCCAATATTTTTTCTGTATTCCCCGTCCCTTCCAATATTTTTTCTCTATTTTCCCCAATATTTTTTCTCTATTTCAACTAGCATATACTCAAATTTTTTTTACTCTATTTCGCACAGCTCTTTATGTATTCGCGTTATACGTCATCACTTGACACTTTTTCGCGTAATACTACACTGTTAGCACTCGCTCATGAACAGTGCCCGCTAGAGCTCGTAGCAGTCGTTATGCAGATCGTGCTGCAGTGAATGCGCTCGGGCTTTTTGAAATGGGCTCAGAGATGAAGAAATTGAAGAATAAATCGAACTCACGATTTGATACGAATCTTGCTGAAGCAAAAATACTAAACGATCTTCTCCCAGTGCAACGAGAGTTTGTATGTAATTGGGAGCAGCGTTACTTGCTGTATGTGGGCGGATTGGGTGCGGGCAAGTCTTACAGCAGCGTTGTTAAATCAATCCTTCTCGCCTTTAGATCTCAGGGCGAACAACATCTATATCTAGAACCCACTTACACAATGATCAATCAAGTCGCCCTCCCTACTTGGACGAAAGTGCTAGACAGATATGACATACCATATACATATAGAACTGCACCATCGCCAATTATTACGCTAAAGCTTCCAAAAGGAGATACAAAGATTCTTTTGCTCCCGCTTCTGAACTACGACAGACTTGTGGGCATCAACGCCGCATCTCTTGTAATTGACGAAGCTGATACCGTAAAACAAGAAATTGCTGAAGCCGCTCTTGTAAAACTTCAGGGCCGTGTTCGTGTGGGCAATGCACCTCAAATTTGTTTTGTATCTACGCCCGAGGGCAGAAAGTTTATTTGGAAGTTTTTTGAAAAAGAGAAGGGCGTTGATAAAGCGTTATATCGCGCAGATACTCGCAGCAATCCATATATCGACGAGAATTACGTTAAAGACCTTCTCGAAAAGTATCCTGCTCACCTCGCCGCTGCATATATTCGGGGCGAGTTTGTAAACCTTGAGACAGCAACAGTCTTTTCAGAATACATTCGCGATAAACATGCAACAAGCGTGTTTCATGCCGAACAAAACGAACCTGTGCTTATTGGGTGTGATTTTAACGTGGGCAAAAGTTCTAGTATTTATGCCGTCATGCGCAATTCCCCGCAGGGACAGCAGCTTCATATTTTTGAAGAGTATCTATGTCGTGATACCTTCGCACTTGTTGAACATATCAAGCGTCGCTTTCCAATTCAGCTATCGCGTGGCATGGTCGTTGTTTATCCAGATAGTTCTGGGTCGCACGCCAGCACGTCTTCAACAATGAGCGATCACGATATTTTGCGTGAAGCAGGATGTAAAGTTATTGCAGAACGTCGCAACCCGCCAATTTCTGAAACCGTCGCGCATGTCAACAACTGCTTGCATCGCGATCAGATTCTTGTTAATCCATCAACATGTCATGACGTGATAGAGATGATGGAGAGTTGGGCGTATGACAATACGCTCAAGCCTGCCAAGGGGGGCACGAGAGATTTCTCCCACTTTGGTGATGCCCTTCGCTACCTCACCTGGCAGGCAATGCCACGTCCGGGCGTGGGTATGAATCGTGGGCAGCGCTGGAGATAGACCGTTTGACGACAGCTAAGATGACGAAAAAGCGACAAGGCTGTGGCGATCATCCCAAATTCCCTCGTACCCTCCGCCGATGATTTTGTTACGCCTTTTGAGCGTCGTCATCCTGAGTATGAAAGCGTAGTTGAGGGGGTTACGGGCGTTGATATTTACTCGATTGAGCAAGCTGAGCAGATTTCTCGTCTCGCCCCAATTCGTTTTTGCACGCTTCCTGAATTCCACCTGTACGAAGCGTCCTCTGAGTATCTGCCGCAAGACTATCTAGAGGAAAATCCAAGCTATGAAGTGCGCAAAACACGCGCACAGAGTAGTTTTCAGAACTATTACGCGCATTTGCGTGATCTTGTCGTGGGCACTGCGCTCAGAAAGGGTGTTTCCACGCCAGAAATTGTTCCTCAGGAATGGGGTAATTTCTTTGAAGACTGCGATCTGGAAGGGCACTCAATCCTTTCCTTCGCCAAAGAAGTCTTTGCAGAGGCAATTGATGGGGGCGTATCTGCAATTTGGGTCGAGTACCCCAAAGTACCAGAGAATTTAAGCGCCGCAGAAGAGAAACTTCTCAATCCACGCCCGTATTTTGTACTGATGCGCATGGATCAAGTGCTTGACTGTCGTTATGACGTGTTCAATGCACAAGTTGCCAATCAAAACATTTTTGGCGCGTTCCCCAATTATCTGCGTGTCAAAACTGAGATTCGCCGTCCTGCCCCTGACAACGAATTTTTTGAAGAAGTTGTCCCTGCAGTGCGTGTTTATGACATTGTTTCACTCGCCAACAACGAAACTTCGCTGCTGAGCGACACTCCTGAGCTGTTTTCTACAACAGAGCGTGTTCGCTGCCGTCTTTACACAAAGATGAGCACCTCGAATAACTCAGAAGTGTATCAACTCGAAGATACAAGCTATCTTTCCGTGCCATTTATTCCATTTGTGCCCGTTTTCGGGGGCAAAAAGGAAGCATTTTTCCGTGCTCGCCCACTTCTTTACGATATTGCGCGTCTGAACCTGCATCATTGGGCGGTGTCTGCTGATCTTGCAGAATCCATCCACTTGACCTCCTCGCCAATCCTTACGGGTACGGGTGTGCGCCCTGACGACGAAGTGAAAGCAGGTGCCGGGCGTGCGCTGTTCTCTCAGAACCCTGACGCCAAGTTCAATCTGATGAGCGCCTCGATGGAGGGAGCCTCAGTGACGCTTGAGAACCTGAAGCGCATTGAATCGGCCATGGAGCGCCTTGCCGCTGTCGCCATGACAACGGGCAAGACCCAGGCTGAAAGCGGCTTTGCGAAGCTCCTAGACCGCTCTCAGAGCGATTCTCAGCTCGCCGTGCTTGTGCAGTCCCTTGAGGATGCCCTGAATCGAGCCCTGCTCTACGCCGCCGCCTACCGCGTCTTCCCTGAGGTGCGCGTGACGATCAGCAAGAACTTCATCCCCGTCAAACTGCACTCGCAGCAAGTCATGGCACTCAGCTCGCTGTTCAAGGACAGCAACGCCATCACGATCGGCATGTTCCTGCGGATGCTCGAAGCGGGCGAGATGTTTGAGGGTCTGCCCGATTTCAGTGTTACCAACATGCTTGAGGAAATGGGGCTCACGGGCAATGAGACCGCACGCGACATGGGTGTGAGCGCAGCGGGCAAGGGGCAAGTCGTAAATCGCGGGCAGATCCCCGTTGATAACACGTCTCCGCTCAGTGAGGGCACTGATGCAGAGAACCCCGAAGCGACCGTACAACCGAATGAAGCGATGGGTGTTACTATTTGATGAGTCAATAGACGAATTTGCGTGCCTACGCCCGAAACGCTCGAAGAAGCCCTTGCTTTGCTCGCTGAGGTTCAAAAGAAAGCTGATACCGCAGAAAGTGAAGTTGTCAAGCTCAAGGCGACAAAAGAGGGCCTGCTTGGCGATTTGAAGAAAAAGAAGCAGATCGACGCTTTTTTGAAAGTTGCGGGCATTGATCTGACTGATGACATTGACGAAGATGCCATTGCTCAGCGCATTGCAGGTCTGCGCACCCCCGCAGAACCGCAGGATTCTCCCTCCTCGCCCCAGCCTCCCCAGGGCCAAACACCTGCGGACGCAATGAATGAGGCCGTCAAGGCGCAATTTGCATCGCTGCGCAAGGAGCTTGACGATCTGCGCAAAGCAAAAGAGCAAGTTGAAGAAGAGCGCAATCATGAACGCACAAAGCGCCGTGAAAGCAAACTTGAACAGCTTGTTACTGATGAGCTTGCAAAGGCTGAGTGCCGTCGTCCGCAGCACTTGTTCAAGCTGATGAAAGAAAACTTTCGTTTGCTTGAAGATGAATCGACCGTTGTTTACGGCAGTGAGCAGGATCCTGTTGCATTGCGCGATGCTGTTGTTCGCTTGCGTGAAGACGAAGAGTATTCTCCGTATTTCATGGGCAGCGGCGCAACTGGCTCGGGCATGACAACCAATCGTTCCGCTACGCCTTCCTATACAAACAACCCATTCGCAACGGGCAGTGTCAATGCAACGAAAGTTGCAGAACTCATGGAAAAAGATCCCGACAAAGCTCGTCGCCTTATGAACGAAGCACGTCTTGCGGGCAAGCTTGATTCTGTAATGGCACGCGCTTTTAAGTGATAGACTGAGCAAGTGGTTGACGAAGGGGGCCTCTCGCTAGCGCGAGGGGTCTTTTTTTGCCCGCTAACCTGAAGCAGATCTTCTGTTTCGTATGGCAATTCCAGAGCGCGTCAAGGCAGTAATGAAAAAGAATGGGCTGACTCGCGTAAACTCCCCAAAACGCACGCCAGATCACCCAACAAAAAAGGGCGTTGTCATGGCAAAGCAGGGCGATACATATAAACTGATTCGTTTTGGCGATGCAAATATGACGACTGCGGGCAATCGACAAGATGAGCGTTCTCGCGCTCGTCGTGCATCTTTCCGTGCTCGCCATCGTGCAAATATCGAGCGCGGAAAACTTTCAGGCGCTTACTGGAGTTCACGTGAGTTGTGGTGACAGCTAGACTGAGCCCAAAATCATCTTACCTCTCGCCATGAAAAAGAAGACCAAGGCTGAAAAGAAAATCAGCAAAGTCATGCGTGAGTTCAAAGCAGGCAAGCTACATTCCGGTAGCAAGAAAGGGCCGCTTGTCAAAAGCGCAGCCCAAGCCCGTGCAATCGCCTTGTCTGAGGCTGGCGTTAAGCGCAAAGACAAGAAGAAGCGCTAGTATCTAATTGTCATTGCGGGGCCGTGCCCTTGCAGCTCATGAGTAGAGGCGGTGCCCTGCTCATCTGATGAGAGTGTTGATTGAGGCAGTGCCTATCCGCTCGCATCTTCTGCGGTCGAACCCGCACTCGTTGAAATCATTCTCCCTCTTCCGAGGATTTGTCATGCTTCTCGCAAACGTTCCCCTTATTCCCAAGCTCTTCCTTGAGTATCAACAGGAAGAGGTTCAGGATCGCAACGTCCTTGTGACTTCCGGCCTGATGGCAACCAACGCCGCCATCCAATCTGAGTTCCAGAAAGGTGGCAAGCTGATCGATCTGCCGTTCTTCGGTGATCTCTCGGGCGACTCTGAGATTCTGAATGACACCACTGGCCTGACCGCTCAGACCATCTCCGGTGGCACTCAGGTTGGCGTGCGCAACATGCGCGGTAAGGCTTGGAAGGCTTCCGACCTCGCCGCCGAGCTTGCTGGTTCCGACCCGATGCAGGCCATTGCCCGTAGCACCGGCCGCTACTGGGTGCGTGACATGCAGAAAGTCCTGATCCAAGTGATCAAGGGCCTGTTTGCTACTGGCGGTCCCCTGGTGTCGTCTCATGCCGCTGGTGGTACTTCCACCGCGCTGACCCCTGACTCCCTGGTTGACGCCATTGCCAAGCTGGGTGATGCAGGCGAAGAGCTGACCGGCGTGTTCATGCACTCTCGGACGTTCTACGCCCTGATGAAGCAGGATCTGATCGTTCCCGCTTCCACCACCTCTCAGCTCGACACTCGCCTGTCTGCTGAGCGTCTGGAGAAGGGCACCTACCTGGGTCGCCCGGTGTTCGTTGATGACACCCTGCCTGTCGATGCTGGCGCTGGCACTGGTGGCGGTGCTGGCAAGGACGTGCTCTCCACCTATTTCTTCGGTCCTGGCGCCTTCGCTTATGCGACCGCCGACGCCAAGAATCCACTGGAGACCGACCGCGATTCCCTGAAGGGCATCGACTTCCTGATCAACCGGACGCATTATCTGGTGCATCCGAATGGCATCAGCTGGACCGGCACTGCTGCTGGTAACTCGCCCAGCAACGCTGAGCTTGCTACCGGCACCAACTGGACCAAAGTGTTTACGGATAACCGCAACATCCGTATCACTCAGCTCAAGGCTTACATCTGATCGGTGTAGCTTGTAAATGCCCCCTTCGGGGGGCTCTTTTTCTATCAGGAGGTGTTTGACATGGGAATGGCAGCATTCCGCATTGCTGAAGAGCTGAGGCAGCAGCAGGAGGCCGAGCAGGCCGCTCCAGCTGAATGCCCCATGCCTGCCGCAGAAGCCGATGAAGAAGCCACCAAGGCGACTACGGTGACTGCAAAGGCAAAGTCCACAGCCAAGGGCTGAGCCCACCTAGCGGAGCGGGTCGATGGCTTTTGTTTCAACGCTCGGGGCGAGCGATGCCAATTCGTTTCTGAGCGTCGCACGAGCTACGACCCTGCTCGGTGAGCTGCCTGTCAGCGCTGGCGTGACCGCTTGGCTGGCATTGAACAGCACACAAAAAGAGCAGACTCTTGTCGCTGCAACGATGACAATCAATCCCTTGAAGTGGAAGGGAAGTGTTGCAACGCAAGATCAATCGCTTGCCTGGCCGCGTAGTATCAAAGTTGATGGGCGCCTGCTTGCAAATGATGCACTGCCTATTGACTTTGAAATTGCTGTTGCTTACATGGC